ATGCTGGAACAAATGGGCATTGCCGCGAAGCAAGCCTCGTATAAATTAGCGCAACTCTCCAGCCGCGAAAAAAATCGCGTGCTGGAAAAAATCGCCGATGAACTGGAAGCACAAAGCGAAATCATCCTCAACGCTAACGCCCAGGATGTTGCTGACGCGCGAGCCAATGGCCTTAGCGAAGCGATGCTTGACCGTCTGGCACTGACGCCCGCACGGCTGAAAGGCATTGCCGACGATGTACGTCAGGTGTGCAACCTCGCCGATCCGGTGGGGCAGGTAATCGATGGCGGCGTACTGGACAGCGGCCTGCGTCTTGAGCGTCGTCGCGTACCGCTGGGGGTTATTGGCGTGATTTATGAAGCGCGCCCGAACGTGACGGTTGATGTCGCTTCGCTGTGCCTGAAAACCGGTAATGCGGTGATCCTGCGCGGTGGCAAAGAAACGTGTCGCACTAACGCTGCAACGGTGGCGGTGATTCAGGACGCCCTGAAATCCTGCGGCTTACCGGCGGGTGCCGTGCAGGCGATTGATAATCCTGACCGTGCGCTGGTCAGTGAAATGCTGCGTATGGATAAATACATCGACATGCTGATCCCGCGTGGTGGCGCTGGTTTGCATAAACTGTGCCGTGAACAGTCGACAATCCCGGTGATCACAGGTGGTATAGGCGTATGCCATATTTACGTTGATGAAAGTGTAGAGATCGCTGAAGCATTAAAAGTGATCGTCAACGCGAAAACTCAGCGTCCGAGCACATGTAATACGGTTGAAACGTTGCTGGTGAATAAAAACATCGCCGATAGCTTCCTGCCCGCATTAAGCAAACAAATGGCGGAAAGCGGCGTGACATTACACGCAGATGCAGCTGCACTGGCGCAGTTGCAGGCAGGCCCTGCGAAGGTGGTTGCTGTTAAAGCCGAAGAGTATGACGATGAGTTTCTGTCATTAGATTTGAACGTCAAAATCGTCAGCGATCTTGACGATGCCATCGCCCATATTCGTGAACACGGCACACAACACTCCGATGCGATCCTGACCCGCGATATGCGCAACGCCCAGCGTTTTGTTAACGAAGTGGATTCGTCCGCTGTTTACGTTAACGCCTCTACGCGTTTTACCGACGGCGGCCAGTTTGGTCTGGGTGCGGAAGTGGCGGTAAGCACACAAAAACTCCACGCGCGTGGCCCAATGGGGCTGGAAGCACTGACCACTTACAAGTGGATCGGCATTGGTGATTACACCATTCGTGCGTAAATAAAACCGGGTGATGCAAAAGTAGCCATTTGATTCACAAGGCCATTGACGCATCGCCCGGTTAGTTTTAACCTTGTCCACCGTGATTCACGTTCGTGAACATGTCCTTTCAGGGCCGATATAGCTCAGTTGGTAGAGCAGCGCATTCGTAATGCGAAGGTCGTAGGTTCGACTCCTATTATCGGCACCATTTAAATCAATAAGTTACACATCATTAGTACCTTCCTTATTTTTTGACTGGGACAAATTTGGGACCGATGGGTTCAGGATCGAGTCTATTTGCCGTGCGTGTTCGGTAAGGTGATTAGGTGCAAGGTGAGCATATCGACGAACCATTTCGATAGACTCCCAGCCTCCCATTTCCTGTAACACTGACAACGGGACTCCGGCTTGAACCAGCCAACTTGCCCAGGTGTGTCTCAAGTCGTGAAATCTGAAATCATCAATATCAGCCCGTCTCAGCGCCGCTTTCCAGGCTGTGTTTGCGTCATACCGCATCTTCCTTACTGTTGGCGCTTTCGTTCCGTCTGGTTTGGTACAGCTTTCCTTGTACACAAATACCCAACGGTGATGATTCCCGATTTGTTTTTTCAATACGCGACATGCAGTATCATTCAGCGCAACGCCAATTGCGCGGTTTGATTTACTCTCTTCCGGGTTTATCCATGCCACCCGGCGCTGCATATCTATTTGTTGCCATTCAAGGTTGATGATGTTCGAGCGTCTTAAACCTGTTGCCAGTGCAAATTCAACAACAGACTTTAATGGCTCCGGACATTCATCAATCAGCCTTTGTGCTTCATGGGGCTCCAGCCAGCGGATCCGTTTATTCTTTGGTTGAGGCACTTTAATAATTGGTGCCTTATCCAGCATTTTCCATTCACGCTCTGCGGCTCTTAGTAGGGCCTTTATAAATGAAAGATGCGTAGCCTTCGTTGCAACGGACGCTGGTTTTGGCGTGTATTCTGGAACAGGTTTCCCTTTTTTTCTGCATGCTTCTGCCCTGAGTCTCCAGTTTTCCTCATGACGCCGGTTCGTCATTTTCTGCATTGCTGAATAAATTTTTGATTCAGTAATGTCTCTTAGTTGCATTCCTGCGAAATGTTGAAGCCAGAATCCGATCCGGCTTTTGTCATCGTCCAGTGATTTTTTATGTGCTTTCTCTTCAAGCCACCTGACACACGCTTCCTCGAACGTTATATCAGGTATTTCACCAAGTTTGCTGACCCGCCATGCTTCAGCCTTTAGCTTGTCATGGAGTTCTGTCGCCTGCCTTTTGTCCTTTGTTCCAAGAGACTGTTTAAATCTTTTACCGTTCGGCAATGTGAAACTGGCGTACCATATTTCACCTCTGCGGAAGAGTGACATTTTCTTTCCTCTGTTATGCCATCACCCGCGCTCACCTGGACAGTATGCAGCGGAGACTGAAGAGCCGCAATGCAGGCTTGTCGTGTTGTGAGGTAAGGAGATTTATTCTTAGTGGGATCTTTGCGTGTTGCCTGAAGACGCCCTGTGCGTATCCAGTTAATGGCAGTCGGTCTGGATATCTTGAGAAAATGACAGGCCTCATCGAGTGTGAGGCTGTATGGCTCCATTATTTCACCTCTTGCTGTGACATTGTTGAAAAATGGATACCAGCTCGTTGCTGCCAGACGATCCAACCGAGAGTCATATCCCATGCCATGTATTCGTTATCGCCGTTTTTTGCTCTCCGACGATCTACTAAGTCACCGAAACGCTTTTCCATGAATAATTCATAAGCTTCGCGTTCATCTGGTTCTACTTCCAGAGATAGGAGTGCGATTTCATAAGCACGGCGCTCAATATCGTCTCGCACGTCAAGGCTGTTGATACGCTCTTTAATTTCTTTAATCAGTTCTTTGTCGGTAAAAGTGGTCATTATGCTCCAGCCTCCGGTGCTTTTGGCATTACTGCCCAGTGAGTGATATTGACGTTTTCAAGGTCCCCGACCTGAAATGTCCACTGCCATTCTCCGGTTTCTTTTTGTCCCCAGGTGTACCAGAGAGAACGCCAGCCAATTAGCCAGCCTTCTCCGTTAGCATCGAATAACAAAACACTTTCATTTGCTGGTGGCAGTTCAGTTGACACTGGTATTACTTTGTTTTCCTGTGCTGCACATTTAGCTTCAAGCGCATCGAATTTACGCACCAGGTATTCAGCATCTGTTTCATTTACTTTCAGATCTCGCGGTACACATCTCCCACGAAGAAACCCTTCCATTTCGAAAACATTCATGCGCATTTGCGTAACTCCGATAACTCGTTAAAGCGTTCCATAAACATCCCGTAGGCATGGCCCGGTGCCAGTGGAATCACGTTGAACATCTCTGTTGCCGGGATACCTTCCAGTACAGGCCAGAAAGAGCCATCATCAAGCCCGAGATCGCGGCGTTCGGTTGCCAGCATGATGAGATCGGCATATTTCACGGGCGTACTCATAACTGGGGGTAACCCGTATTTCTCACGGATTACGGCGTCTATTTTTTCTTCCATTTGTTTATAGTCAGGAAGAAGGCGTTTCAGTGGTGCGGGAATGTCCTGGCAATACGCTTCTGTTGCATCATGCATTAACGCTTCAAAAGCAAATTCCTGCGGCACCAGCTGGCTGCAAAGAACCGCATGTTGGGCGACGCTGTAGAAGTGCGAAAGATGACCGGCAAAGCGACAGATATTTGAAAGGGAAACCGCGATATCGTTAATATCGATGTCGTCTTTATTTATCCTGTCATAATAAAAATGCTTCCCGGAAAAAGTTTTAATAAATGACATTTTGTTCTCCACGTATATGCGCTGCACCGCGCTGAATTCTGGTAAAAAGAATCCCTCACCATCCGGCGATTATTGAGTAAATTACGTTTCCATAAATGCCCCCGCAGGGGCATTTGCAGTAATGAAATCAGGCGGTGAAAGTACCAATAAAGGTTTCTACTTTGCTGTCCTTGAATTTCTCAACAAGCAGATCACGAAATTCGTTAGCCATTTCTTCCTGCACCGCCTCCAGCTGAATAATGCGCAGAACCAGTACAGGACGATCGCCAGTGATAATACTGAGGCGTAATTTAAACGGACGTTCTTTCAGACCTTCAAACGGAACGCATTTAAATTCAAATGCCACTGGCATAATGTCTTTGGTCTTCGCTTCGACAGACTCCATCAGGGAGCGTTTGCCGCTGAAGTCATTATCTTCAAAATCAGCGGTCTGGTTTGCTTCAATCGTGATTTTACGGACAGCCGCAGCCGCTTTTGTTGCCTGAATAGCGTCACCATTAGCATCAAAGCCCACAAGATAGTCTGCCCAGTCTTCAATCCATTCTGCTAGTGACTTCTGGGAGTTACGCTCGCCGTTAATAGACAACAGAGCAGAGAACGGTGCTGTCTTTTTCAGTTTGAGTGTGGCGGTGTTATCTGCGTGACCTGGTTCATCAATAGTACCCAGGTTAAGCACACTGACGGCTCGCATATTATCGGCATCGATAAAGCAGCGGGTGCCTTCATCTGCAAGATCTTTAGAATAACGGGTAAAGTCATCGATGCTGGCAGTGGAAAGCGCACCACGGAAACGGAAGCGATTTAAATTAAATTTTTCCAGATCATGAATGCGGAAATTCTCAGGCAATGCCACAGCATCGGCACCAATCTTACTGATAATTTCATTAACACCCTGAGCAGAAATAAGGGCATGGATTTGATTAATTGCGGTTGCGTCTAAGTTCTGAGACATAATAAGTCCTCACTATATAAAGATATTCAGTGATGAGATAAATAATCGGTTAATTAAGAACGATATTAATGACCTGCTGCGCGGAGTTTTCCGTCAGGTTCACCGGCAAGAGTCAGTAATTGTCCCTGGTCTTCCTGCAGAATAGTCAGGCGACCACCGCGATTGACATACATCGGCGTTTCGGTGGTGTCTTCTTCGGAAATTTTCCCGCGGTTAGTCGGGCGAACATATGAGAGTTTGTGTTTGATTTTCACACGGTTCTCATCAAATGGTTCGATTTCCAGGTTGAGTGAGACCTTACCTTTGGTTTTCGTGTTCATCACACCGGAAGCGACTTCACTGAGAACTGCGCCGATTTTGGTTTCAAATACGCCGCCGTCCAGCTCCCCAATAAATGCCTGCACATCAGTACTGCGTTCGCTAGCCATTTTTCTGCTCCTAATCATATCGACCCTGCAAGGTCGGTTGGTTTCTCCACAAAACAGAGAAGAACACCTGCGGTGGCAGCCGCCCGGATGGATTGGGTTATGAGCCCGTCGTCCGGTGATGTTCTTCTCTGTTTTGTAAAAAGAGCGGTACCAGCCGGAAGCAAGTGTACAAACTGGTACCGCGAGGACTACACACAGCATAAAGTTGTGGTGCCGGGTGCCTCCCGGTGCCTGGCGAAAGTTGCACACCAGGCGGGTGGGTATCCACAGAAGGTCGACTGTCAGCCTCAACCTTAACCCGCGTGCGCTGAGCCGCATTCACCACAACGCTAAGGATTCTCTCTGGTTGAAAATACTTAGCTGTTATGTGCCTGTCTTTTCACCACTTCAGGCTCGGTGGTATCTTGGTGTTTTCATATAGCCAAGAAGGAAATAGTTATGACCAAAGAAGAAAAAATTCTTTATTTATTCCAACTATCGGTTAAGACTCACACTGCATATCAGACTGCTGCCATGACATCAGATAAAAATTACAGTACGTCAGAAAACCCGATAGACGACATAAGCAAGCTTTACGATAAGTTCGAAGCACTACTCGATAAAAAGTTTGCTGAGGCTGGGCTTGAGTGATTGTTGAATAATCGACAAAACCCAACTTAAATTTTCGTCAGTGGGCTCGATGCCATGTGCGGTGAGCTCACTTTTCAAAACTCCAAGCAATTCAGAGCTGATTTTCAATATATCTGCTTGATTTCTAACTATTCCCACTTTTTCCTCCCTTGGTCTACGCGCGGTCATGTTTTACGCCCAAACGACTTCACAGTTATTGTTTAAAATCTGGACTTTCATTTCATACACCTGCTTTAACATGAGTGCCTAGTGGCACAACATGACTCAACGAATCATCCTGGACTTCATATGCCCCAGGCGGCTACTTCGTGGGCGTCCTGCCTGTTCGTTATCTTTGATATAAAATCTAACTTAACTTAGTTATTATGGCAAGAGAAAACACCAAACTTTTCTTAGTTCGGTGCCTTAGTTAGAGAAGAGAGGTCTTAGAGTTCGTATTGAACTCCTTTGACTACACCAATGATAAGGCAATTACCATTGATAGGGATGTTGGGATACCGAGGATTTAATGGCACTAAAAACTTTTGAGGGCCATCGATGACTAATTTTTTTACTGTAGCTTCGTTTGTTCCATCAAGTCGAGCGATGACTATTTTTCCATGACGAGGTTCTGCATCTGGATCTACAATCACTGTTGCGCCTTCTGGTATTGTTGGGAGGCCATTAGGGTTAGTCATGGAGTCACCTTTAACCTCTAATGCAAATGAGTTATCACCAATCTTTAATGATGTATCTACCCACTTGTCCACTTCACTAAACACTTCTGCTGCCCTGCACTCAGTAAACTGCCCAGCCTGAACCCACGATATTACAGGAACTCTGCGCATGTTTGTGACGAGTTTGCCTTCAAACTCAGCACCATAAAGAATGTAATCTATTGACGTATTGAAGAACTTCGCTAATTTCGAAAGTGCCTCCCCACCAGGGGTATTGATGTCTTTCTCCCAGTACCCCACAGCAACGTCGCTTACTCCACAAAATTTACCCAATTCTTTCTGGGACGTTCCGGTAACTCTTCTCAGAGCTTTTATACGCTGACCAACCGTTTCCATAGGAGCACCATTTCTTGAATTGCTAAGTAATCTTAGTTTTTATTGACCAAAGATAGATTTGTAATTAGCATCTAATAAAACTTAGTTTGGAGGGCGTATGACAACTGACGATATCGAAAGCTACTTCGGCAGTATTGAGAAAGTTGCTGCTTTTTTCGGCATAACAACTGAAGCCGTTTATCAGTGGCGAAACCGTCCGGGCCAGTTAATTCCAAAAGGACGTGCAGCAGAAGCTGCATATAGAACTTGCGGACGGTTGCCATTTAAACCTGAGCTTTATGAAAAATCTAATGGATAAATCGATTAACAGAAACCACAGAACGATGAGGCTAACCGTGGGTAAGCATCACTGGAAAGTAGAAAAACAGCCTGAGTGGTACGTGAAAGCTGTCAGAAAAACTATCGCAGCGTTGCCGGGTGGTTACGCTGAAGCAGCTGACTGGCTGGATGTAACAGAAAACGCATTATTTAACCGTCTTCGTGCCGATGGCGATCAGATTTTCCCGCTGGGATGGGCAATGATTTTGCAACGTGCTGGTGGAACTCACTTCATTGCTGACGCTGTGGCGCAGTCTGCAAATGGCGTCTTTGTGTCTCTTCCTGACGTCGAGGATGTGGACAACGCCGATATTAACCAGCGCCTGCTGGAAGTCATTGAACAGATTGGCAGTTATTCCAGACAGATTCGTTCGGCAATCGAAGACGGTGTGGTGGAACCGCATGAGAAGACAGCAATTAACGACGAGCTGTATCTCTCAATTTCGAAGCTGCAGGAGCATGCAGCACTGGTCTACAAAATCTTTTGCATTTCAGAAAGTAATGACGCCCGCGAGTGTGCAGCTCCGGGCGCCGTGGCGTGTCGTGACTGTGGAGAAACTAACGCATGAACAGTTTAACAACACACTACCGTCGCTCGCAACTGATTGCGCTTCCTGTACCGGGTGGAAAAGCGAAGGTGGAGTATTGCTATGCAGTTAATGTACCAGGTGACAGGGAAATTGTAACCCACAGCTTTGCTGAGTGGGCTGTGGGTGATTTCAACCGGCAGAAGGAGACAGTCCTTTGCGACAAGTTAACCGCTGGTTCAAAGATCACTACGGAGTGCCCGTCAGAGTCATTCGTTGGGAGCCGGAAACACAACGAGTTATCTACCTCCGCGAAGGCTATGAGCATGAGTGCTTCAGCCCGCTCGAACAGTTTCGTCGTAAATTCAGGGAAATAGAGGTCGGTCATGAGCACTAAATTAACCGGCTATGTATGGGATGGTTGCGCTGCATCAGGCATGAAATTATCCAGCGTGGCAATTATGGCCCGCCTGGCTGATTTCAGTAATGACGAAGGTGTGTGCTGGCCATCAATTGAAACTATTGCCCGTCAGATTGGCGCGGGGATGAGTACCGTCAGGACGGCTATCGCACGGCTGGAAGCAGAAGGCTGGTTAACACGTAAGGCGCGTCGCCAGGGTAACCGCAATGCGTCGAATGTTTATCAGCTTAACGTTGCGAAGCTTCAGGCAGCGGCATTTTCTCAACTGTCAGATTCTGACCCGTCAAAATCTGACGCATCAAAATCTGACCCGTCAAAATTTGATGCGTCGAAATCTGGCAAAAAAGCGGGTTTTCACCCGTCAGAATCTGGCGGGGATCCGTCAGTAAAATCAAAACATGATCCGTCAGATAAAAAACCTTCTCGTCCGGACGCTTCGCAACCGGACACGCAGACGGATGAACAGGATTTTTTAACTCGCCATCCTGATGCGGTTGTATTCAGCCCTAAAAAGCGCCAGTGGGGAACGCAGGATGATTTGACCTGCGCACAGTGGCTCTGGAAAAAAATCATCGCCCTGTACGAGCAAGCCGCCGAATGTGACGGCGAGGTGGTTCGTCCCAAAGAACCGAACTGGACAGCCTGGGCAAACGAAATTCGCCTGATGTGTGTGCAGGATGGTCGTACTCACAAACAAATCTGCGAGATGTACAGCCGCGTCAGCCGCGATCCGTTCTGGTGCCGTAACGTGCTCAGCCCGTCGAAGTTGCGGGAAAAATGGGATGAGCTTTCCCTGCGCTTATCACCGTCCGTCAGCACGTACACCGAAAAACGCGAAGACCCGTACTTCAAAGCCAGTTACGACAACGTGGACTACAGCCAGATCCCGGCAGGATTCAGGGGGTGATCATGAGTCTTTTGAATGACGTTCAGAAATTCATTGAAGCCCATCCGGGGTGTACTTCCGGAGACATTGCAGATGCTTTTGCTGGTTACTCACGGCAGCGCGTTCTGCAGTCAGCAAGCAAGTTACGTCAGAGTGGGCGTGTGGCTCACCGTTGTGAAGGGGATACACGCAGACATTTCCCGCGCCTGACTGAGAGAGCGCAGGAGCCGGAACCACAACCAGTTCGTGAAACCAGACCTGTGCGCAATTTCTATGTCGGCACTAACGACCCCCGGGTGATTTTGTGCCTGACCCGCCAGGCTGAAGAACTGGAGTCCAGGGGCTTATTCCGTCGAGCTGCAACGGTGTGGATGGAGGCATTCCGTGAAAGCCACTCCCAGCCAGAACGAAACAATTTTCTGGCGCATCGTGAGCGGTGCTTACGGAAAAGCAGCAAGCGCGCTGCATCGGGTGAAGAGTGGTATCTGTCAGGGAATTACGTGGGGGCTTAATGAGTAATAAATATTGCCAGGCGCTGGTGGAGCTGCGAAACAAACCAGCCCATGAACTGAAGGAAGTGGGCGATCAGTGGCGCACGCCGGACAACATTTTCTGGGGAATTAACACCCTGTTTGGCCCGTTTGTTCTGGATCTGTTCACTGATGGTGATAACGCCAAATGTGCCGCTTATTACACTGCGGAAGACAACGCGCTGGCGCATGACTGGTCTGAACGTCTTGCGGAGCTTAAAGGTGCTGCCTTTGGTAATCCCCCGTACAGCCGCGCCAGTCAGCATGAGGGGCAATACATCACCGGCATGCGTTACATCATGAAACATGCCAGTGCTATGCGTGATAAAGGCGGGCGCTATGTTTTCCTGATCAAAGCTGCCACCAGCGAAGTTTGGTGGCCGGAAGATGCAGACCATATTGCTTTTATTCGCGGGCGTATTGGTTTTGAACTGCCAGCCTGGTTTATCCCGAAGGATGAGAAGCAGGTTCCGACAGGAGCTTTCTTCGCTGGTGCTATTGCTGTTTTCGACAAGACCTGGAAGGGACCGGCAATCAGCTACATCGGGCGCGATGAACTTGAGGCATGTGGTGAGGCCTTTCTGGCGCAGGTTCGCCAGCAGGCAGAAAAACTGGTCAGGGAGATGGTGGCATGACGACGTTAACTCAATGCCAGCAGCAGGTGCTGGATATGCTGATTTCTTATCAGAAAGAACGTGGCTTCCCGCCAACCAATCAGGAGGTGGCAACCATGCTGGGATATCAGACCGGACGCCTGGCACGTTCGATTGGTTACATGGTACCCAGAGCCAGTAAACATCGCCCTGGTTTTATGGCACGTATAGCCCCTAACCAGCGTAATGGAGAGGGAAACCGCCGTATCACCGGTGATTTTTATCCGGCTTTTTTGTTCTATGGCGTGAGGCGAGGGGCAAAGCGTCGTCGCAGCCATCATCGTGGTGCATCCGGTGGCAGCGGCTGGCGACTGGCTCCACGTAATAACTTCATGGTGGAAACGCTTGAAAAGAACCGCAGCTGGACACGCTATTTTCTGGCGCGGGAATTGCGTAAATCACTGAAGCCGGAGCGACGACGCAGATGAAACTGACGCCTGTTATTGCTGCGCTGCGTGCCCGCTGCCCGTATTTTGAAAACCGGGTGGCAGGCGCGGCACAGTTCAAAAATCTGCCGGAGGTCGGAAAGTTGAGACTCCCGGCGGCGTATGTGGTACCGGGTGATGACTCTCCGGGAGAAAACAAAAGCCAGACCGACTACTGGCAGGAGCTGAAAGAGGGCTTCTCCGTGGTTGTCATACTGAGTAACGGGCGTGATGAGCGCGGTCAGTTTGCCTCGTATGATGTGGTGGACGATGTCCGGCAGATGCTCTTTAAGGCCCTGCTGGGCTGGAACCCGGAAGCGTGCGGTAACCCGATTACCTATGACGGCGGCACGCTGCTGGATCTGAATCGTCATGAGCTGATTTATCAGTTCGATTTTTCGGTCATCAGCGAGCTGACCGAAGACGATCCCCGCCAGCAGGATGAGCTGAACAATCTGGATGAACTGCGAACGCTGGCGATTGATGTTGATTATCTCGATCCCGGTAACGGGCCTGACGGCGATATCGAACATCACACCGAAATAACCCTTCCTTCCTGAGAATCTTCATGTTTGTGAAACCTGTTAAAGGGCGGTCAGTGCCTGACCCTGCCCGCGGTGACCTTTTGCCCGCCGAAGGGCGAAATGTTGACGAGAACAACTACTGGCTGCGCCGTGAAGCAGCGGGTGATATCCGGCGCGTGAATAAAAAGGTGAACACCGATGACGATAAGCTTTAACACCATTCCGTCGAATACGCTGGTTCCGCTGTTTTATGCGGAAATGGATAACTCGGCGGCGAATACTGCACAGGACAGCGGGGCATCGTTGCTGATTGGTCACGCCAATAACGGTGCAGAGATTGTTGCCAACAGTCTGGTGCTGATGCCGTCGGCAGACTATGCACGCCAGATTTGTGGTGCGGGAAGTCAGCTGGCGCGTATGGTCGAGGCTTATCGCCAGACCGACCCGTTTGGCGAGCTGTATGTGATTGCCGTTCCGGAAGCCACAGGCGCGGCGGCAACGGTTACGCTGACGGTGACCGGAGCAGCAACCGAAACCGGCACGGTGAATGTGTATGTGGGACGTACCCGCGTGCAGGCACCGGTGACCAACGGCGATAACGTCACGACGATTGCCAGCAGTATCAAAGATGCCATCAATGCCGTTCCGGCCCTGCCGTTTACGGCCTCATCTTCGGCAGGCGTGGTCACACTGACCGCGCGTCATAAGGGGCTTTGCGGGAATGAAATTCCTGTCAGCCTCAATTACTACGGCTTTGGTGGGGGCGAAGTGCTGCCAGCGGGTGTACAGATTGCCGTGGCGACGGGGACCGCCGGAACGGGCGCTCCGGTTCTCACCGGTGCGGTGGCTGCAATGGCGGATGAGCCGTTTGATTATATCGGTCTGCCGTTCAACGACACGGCCTCCGTTAACACGCTGGTGACCGAGATGAACGATACCAGCGGTCGCTGGAGCTATGCGCGTCAGCTGTATGGTCATGTGTATACGGCAAAGATCGGCACGCTGTCAGAACTGGTGACCGCAGGTGACCAGTTTAACCAGCAGCACATCACCCTGGCGGGGTACGAAAAAGAGACCCAGACGCCTGCCGACGAGCTGGCGGCAAGCCGTACCGCCCGCGCAGCGGTGTTTATCCGCAACGATCCGGCACGTCCCACGCAGACCGGTGAGCTGGTGGGTATGCTGCCTGCGCCGAAGGGGAAACGGTTCACGATGACCGAGCAGCAGACCCTGCTGTCTCATGGCGTGGCAACGGCGTATGTCGAAAGCGGGGTGCTGCGCATTCAGCGTGATGTCACCACGTACAGGAAAAATGCTTACGGGGTTGCGGATAACAGCTACCTCGACAGCGAGACGCTGCATACCAGTGCGTATGTACTGCGCAAACTGAAATCCGTCATTACCAGTAAGTACGGGCGTCACAAGCTTGCCTGTGACGGTACCCGCTTTGGTCCCGGTCAGGCGATTGTCACCCCGGCGGTGATCAAAGGGGAACTGCTGGCAACCTACCGTCAGCTCGAGCGTGCGGGGATCGTGGAAAACTACGAACTGTTCAAGCAGTACCTGGTTGTGGAGCGTGATGCCAGCGATCCGAACCGCCTGAACACGCTGTTCCCGCCTGACTATGTTAACCAGTTGCGTGTCTTTGCCGTGGTTAACCAGTTCCGTCTTCAGTATTCAGAGGAGTCTGCATAATGGCCCGTATCGGGGGAACCTGTTATTTCAAAATTGACGGTCAGCAGCTATCGCTGACCGGCGGCATTGAGGTGCCCATGAACAGGACGGTCAATGATGACATCATCGGCCTGGACGGTTCAGTGGACCGCAAGGAAACTCACCGTGCGCCTTATGTCAAAGGGACCTTCAAGGTGCCGAAGAATTTTCCGGTGAGCAAAATCACCTCGTCTGATGAGATGACCATCACTGCCGAGCTGGCGAACGGTCAGGTCTATGTACTGTCGTCTGCCTGGCTGCACGGCGAAGCGAACCATAATGCCGAAGAAGGCACGGTCGATCTTGAGTTCCACGGTGAAGAAGGGGATTACCAGTAATGAAAGAGCTTGAGTTAAAGAAACCGATTACCGCTCATGGCGAGACACTCTCCGTACTGGAGTTTGATGAGCCCACCGGGAAAGATGTCCGCGAGCTGGGGTATCCCTACCAGATGAATCAGGATGAGTCCGTCAGACTTCTGGCGCATGTGGTATCGAAATATATTGTGCGGCTGGCGAAAGTGCCGCAAAGCTCTGTCGACCAGATGTCTCCGGCAGACCTGAATGCAGCGGCGTGGCTTGTGGCTGGTTTTTTCCTCCAGGCCTGACGGCTGAATACCTTACTGATCGCTTCTTTGATTGCGCCAGCTACTGGCGCATTAATCCCTTCGAATTGCTGAATATGCCGATCAGTGAAATTCCCTTGCTGGTCAGTCAGGCAAACAGGATAGAGCAGGAGAAACGCACACATGGCTGAATTTGAGCTTAAGGCGTTGATCACCGGTGTCGACAGGCTTTCTCCCGCGCTGTCGAAAATGCAAAAGAAAATCCGGGGATTTAAACGCCAGGCGGAAGAAGCGTCACAGGGTGGGCTGGCGCTTGGTGGCGGACTGGCAGCGGGTCTGACGCTTTCCCTGAAATCTTATGCCGATCAGGAAAACGCCGCCACCGGGCTGAAAGTCGCCATGATGGATGCGAATGGCGAGGTTGGAAAGAGCTTTCAGGACATCAATAAACTGGCTATTGGCCTGGGTAACCAGCTACCCGGTACAACGGCTGATTTCCAGAACATGATGCAGATGCTGGTGCGTCAGGGGATCCCGGCAGAAAACATTCTTGGCGGTGTGGGTAAAGCGACAGCTTATCTTGCGGTACAACTGAAAAAAACACCGGAAGCGGCTGCTGAGTTTGCTGCAAAGATGCAGGATGCTACCGGAACGGCGTCAGAAGACATGATGGGGCTGTTCGACACTATCCAGAAGGCGTTTTATCTGGGCGTTGACGATACCAACATGTTGTCCTTCTTCACTAAAACCAGTTCTGTTCTGAAGATGGTGAACAAGGACGGTCTTCAGGCTGCACAGAGCCTTGCCCCCATCAGCGTCATGATGGATCAGATGGGGATGAACGGGGAGTCGGCAGGTAATGCCCTGCGAAAAGTTATCCAGTCCGGATTAAGCGTTAAGAAAATCAGGGACGTCAATAAAATCATGGCCCGCCAGAAACTCGGGGTACAGCTCGATTTTACTGACGGCAAAGGAAGTTTTGGCGGTCTTGATAACATGTTCAGGCAACTGGCAAAGCTGCGAAAACTGACCGACGTTAAGCGAACAGGTGTACTTAAGGCAATATTTGGTGATGATGCCGAAACCCTTCAGGTGGTCAATGCACTAATCGATAAAGGAAAGGATGGCTACGATCAGATCCAGCAGAAGATGAATAAACAGGCCAGCCTGAATAAACGTGTTCAGGCCCAGCTTGGTACGCTGTCCAACCTGTGGGAGGCAATGACGGGGACCGCAACTAACGGCCTTGCGGCTATTGGCGGCGCATTTTCTGGTGACGCCAAAAATATCACGCAATGGCTGGGGGAGTTGGGGGAGAAATTCACGAAGTTTGCGGATGAAAATCCCCGGGTTATTCGCGGCGTCGTCGGGCTTGCTGCCGGTCTTGCGATTCTGAAACTGGGATTGATGGGCGTGGGCAGTGCCATCAGTATCGTCAGCAGGATCATGTCGATGACGCCGATTGGCATGATTGCGACGGCGATTGCCCTGGCTGCGGGATTAATTATCACTAACTGGGATGTTGTCGGACCTTATTTTAAGAAACTCTGGGAAACCATTAGTCCTTATTTTGAGGCTGGCTGGGAACTTCTGAAGAAGGTTTTTGCCTGGTCGCCGCTGGGGATGGTGATCAATAACTGGGGACCGGTTGTTAAGTGGTTTCAGGATATGTGGGATAAGCTGAAGCCGATTATTGAATGGTTTACCGACAGTTCCGGTGACACGGTCGATGCCATTAACTCGGCGCAGTGGGGCGCGGGTGCTTATGATGCTTATGGGACGGGAATACCGGCACGGGGATACACGCCTTATCCGGCGGTGGATCCGGCTCAGGCAAACAACGCCTCCGATGCCACAGGCTCGAATCCCTTCATGATTAATAAAGCTACCGCGCCAAAAGTTGATGGTGAGATCAAGGTATCATTTATAAATATGCCACCAGATATGCGGGTTACGGAAACACGCTCCAGTGGCATTGATATAAATCACGATGTTGGCTATACCCGATTTTGGTAGCCAGGATTCCCCTCACAGGTATTGCTGGTTGTAAGTCATAAATAGAGTGATAGAATTAATGCACATTTAGAAAAATGTTAATAGGCGAAAAATGAAAGGCTATATCACAGCAAGTGTAATTCTTGGAGCAGCGGCTATTTTTTCATCTCTCATAATCTCTGGCAACATCTCCTTTAAAGATGAACATATTATTCAGTTATCTGGAGGAGCCATAAAACTTGGTGATGTTTATAAAGAAAATAAATTGATAAGTGCAAAGATTATTTTTCCAGATAATCAGGGTGAACAGATTCTTGTTGTCGACGGCAATCCTGAAAACTTTAAGGAGGATTTTCAGGAGAAATTAAATAAAGTAATAAAAACTTTAAATGCGTCAAAGAAAAAAGATGAAGAGAAAGTTAGCCTGGATAATTTAAGTGTTATTGAAGAGTCTAAACTAGAGCTCGTTTCTGCGGTGCGTTACTCTGCTCAGTATGTTCCTATGTTTACTCTGACGCTGGACAAAAAAGAAATTACCATGCCTAAAAATACGGTAATATTTCCATTTGCCAGCGATGAAACAGCTAAGTATTTAAATGAACAACAGCAAAAGTATAAAGATTCGTTGTTTCTGACTCGCTAATTAATAAAATTCATTACAAGGCCACCTTCTAATAGGTGGCTTTTTTATTTTCGGAGTGTATATGACGTGGAAAGACAGGCTTCAGGATGCGTCATTTCGAGGTGTGCCGTTTAAGGTTGAAGAAGAAAGTGCGGGAACCGGTCGCCGTGTGGAAACACATGAATACCCGAACCGCGACAAGCCCTATACCGAAGATCTGGGAAAAGTCACTTTCCGCCCGTCCATCACAGCTTATGTGGTGGGAGATGACTGCTTTGACCAGCGCGATCGCCTGATTGAAGCGCTGAATAAACCCGGTCCCGGCAAGCTTGTCCACCCGACATATGGTGAGCTGAAAGTCTGTGTTGACGGGGAAGTTCGGGTCAGCACATCGAAAAGTGAAGGGCGTATTGTCCGCTTTGACCTGAAGTTTGTCGAAGCAGGAGAACTCTCTTACCCCACATCAGGTGCGGCGACGGCGCAGACGCTGATGTCATCCTGTTCTGCACTGGATGACTGCATCAGTGACAGTTTCAGTGGTTTCAGTATCGATGGCGTGGCGGATTTTGTGCAGAACGACGTCGTCGGTAATGCCAGCACAATGCTTGGGTATGTTTCTGATGCGATGAAAGTGGTGGATTCTGCCGTATCGGATGCCGCCAGACTGTTGCAGGGGGATATCTCGGTACTTCTGCCGCCGCCATCGTCAGGCAAAAATTTCGTTGAGCAGGTGCAGAAAATGTGGCGTACCGGGAAGCGCCTTTATGGTAACGCCAGCGACCTGGTCACCATGATCAAAACGCTTTCCGGTGTCAGCCTCGGCAGCGATCTGCAACCGCGCGGCGTCTGGAAAACGGACAGTAAAACCACCGCCACGGCTACGCAGCAGCGTAACGTGGTTGCCAGCACCCTTCGTACGACCGCAATCAGCGAAGCGGCGTATGCCGTCACCCGATTGCCTGCGCCAACAACTTCCGCGGTGATGCAGAATGCCGCAGTGGGGCAGGCAACAACACCTGCGCAGAGCACTGGCTGGCCTTCCGTCACGCATCCGGCACTGAACAATGCACCGGCGGTGAAAAACACAGTTGACCTGCCGACGTGGGAAGAACTGACTGACATTCGCGACACACTGAATACGGCAATTGATAAGGAGTTGTCCCGTACAACCAGTGATGCGCTGTTTCTGGCGCTGCGCCGGGTGAAAGCAGATCTGAATGCGGATATCAACACGCGCCTTGAACAGTCTGCACGGATCATTCAGCGCACGCCGGATGAGGTTTTACCCGCGCTGGTGCTGGCGGCGACCTGGTTTGATAACGCGGCGCGTGACGCGGACATTATCCGGCGTAATGCCATTACGCATCCCGGCTTTGTGCCGGTGATCCCTCTGAAGGTGCCAGTGCAATGAACGATAACGTCACGCTACGGGTAAATGGCCGGGAGTGGAATGGCTGGACATCGGTGCGCATCGGTGCCGGTGTTGAACGACTGGCGCGGGATTTCAGTGTGGAGATCCCCCGCCAGTGGCCGGGAGATGATGGTATCACCACGCTTCAGCCGCGCATTAAAAATGGTTCAAAAGTGGAAGTGCTGATTGGTGATGAGCTGGTGATCACCGGCTGGGTGGAGGCGACCCCCGTTCGTTACGATGCCCGTTCGGTCAGCACCGGTATTGCCGGACGTAGTCTGACCGCTGACCTGATTGACTGTGCAGCCGAACCGACACAGTTTAACGGACGATCGCTGGTACAGATTGCGCAGGCGCTTGCTGCGCCTTTCGGCATTGAGGTGGTGAACAGCGATGCGCCGTCGGGTGTTATTCCGGATGTCCAGCCTGATCACGGTGAAACGGTGATCGAGGTGATCAACAAAATACTCGGTCAGCAGCAGGCGCTGGCTTATGACGACCCGCACGGCAGGCTGGTGATTGGTGGTATTGGCTCAACGCGGGCACATACCGCGCTGGTACTTGGGGAAAACATCCTTTCCTGTGATACGGAGAAGAGTATCCGGGAGCGGTTTTCAGTTTACCAGGTGGCGGGGCAGCGTGCCGGAAACGACGATGATTTCGGTGAGGCCACCACCACCGCGCTGCGGGCCCGCACAGAGGATGCATTTATTGCCCGTTACCGTCCGATGTATATCAGGCAGACAGGGCAGGCTACGGGGGCAGGCTGTATTGCGCGTGCTGACTTTGAAGCCCGACAACGGGCGGCGCGGACGGATGAAACCACCTATGTGGTGCAGGGCTGGCGACAGGGTAACGGTACGCTGTGGCAGCCCAACCAGCGGGTGATTGTCTTCGATCCGGTCTGTGGTTTCGACAATACCGAACTGCTTGTCTCGGAAGTCACGTTTACTCAGGACCAGAATGGCACCCTGACGGAAATCCGTGTCGGCCCGCCTGATGCTTATCTGCCTGAACCCGAAGATCCCGGCGCGCGGAAAAAGAAAAAAGCCAGAGTACAGGAGGACCCGTTCTGATGAGGACGATTGAAGCAATGCAGCGACAACTTCTCGGCCTGATTGGGCGGGCAGTGGTGAAAAGCATCAGTGCCGCCACGAAATGTCAGACCGTGGATGTGTCCCTGATTGCCGGTGAACCCAAAGCCGGGGTTGAACATCTTGAACCCTACGGTTTTACCGCAAGGGCAAACAGCGGTGCGGAAGCGGTGGTGTTGTTTCCGGATGGCGACCGTTCTCACGCGGTGGTTGTTACGGTGTCGGACCGTCGCTACCGCCTGAAAGGGCTGCAGACGGGTGAGGTGGCTGTCTATGACGATCAGGGGCAGTCCGTGACGCTGACCCGGGAGGGGATCGTGGTGGACGGTGCAGGTAAAACGATCACGTTTCGCAATTCACCTAAAGCACGTTTTGAAATGGACCTTGAAGTGACCGGACAGGTGAAAGACCTGTGCGACTCCGGCGGTACCACCATGTCAGCGATGCAGCTTGCCTATAACGGGCATCGTCACAGAGAGAACGGTCAGGGCAGTAACACCGACAAACCTGATAAAGCGATGGAGGCATGATGGAACTGTGGCTGACGGTGAACGGTAAACGCACCTGCGCCAGCGCACAGCTGGATCCGCTGACCCGCGCCGTGGTGATTTCCCTGTTTACCTGGCGGCGGGCGGAGCCTGATGACAACGCCGACGTCCCGATGGGATGGTGGGGGGATACCTGGCCTGCGGTACAGAATGACCGTTACGGCTCCCGACTGTGGCTGCTTCAGCGCAGCAAACTGACCAATCAGCTGGTGCAGACGGTAAGGGGGTATATCCGCGAATGCCTGCAATGGATGATTGATGACGGCGTGGTGTCCCGTATTGATCTGGATATCCGCCGCACCGGGATTAATGAACTGGGTAACAGTATCACTCTCTGGCGTCGTGACGGACCGGTAATGATTTCTTTTGATGATCTGTGGAGTGCGATAACGCATGGCGGACAGTGAATTTCAGCGCCCGACGCTGGCAGAAAATATCAGTATGCTCCGTAACGATTTATTCGCCAGGCTGGACGTCAGCAACACGCTCCGGCGCATGGATGAAGACGTGCGGGCAAAGGTGTATGCGGCGGCGCTGCATACGGTTTACGGGTACATCGATTATCTGGCAATGAACATGCTGCCTGACCTGTGCGATGAGTCCTGGCTGGCGCGACATGCTGCGATGAAACGGTGTCCGCGCAAGGGGGCCACGGCTGCCAGCGGGTATATGCGCTGGGAAGGTGTCAGCGATGGCCTGAAGGTGACCGCCGGGAGTGTTATTCAGCGCGATGACCTGGTGCAGTACACGGCAACTGCCGATGCAACCAGCTCCGGTGGTGTCCTGCGCGTGCCGATCGCCTGCTCAAGTGCAGGCGCGGTCGGTAACGCTGACGACGGTACGTCATTAATCCTGGTCACGCCGGTGAATGGTCTGCCGTCTTCCGGCGTGGCAGATACACTGACAGGTGGATTTGATACTGAAGAGCTGGAAACGTGGCGCGCCCGCGTCATTGAGCGGTATTACTGGACGCCTCAGGGCGGGGCTGACGGGGACTATGTCGTCTGGGCTAAAGAAGTGCCCGGCATTACCCGCGCATGGACATACCGACACTGGATGGGAACGGGGACTGTCGGTGTGATGATTGCCAGCAGTGACCTGATTAATCCCATTCCGGAAGAATCAACGGAAATGGCGGCAAGACAACATATCGGGCCACTGGCCCCGGTGGCAGGCTCTGATTTGTATGTGTTCAGGCCGGTGGCGCATACGGTGGATTTTCATATCCGTGTGACGATCGGATACACCAGAAATACGGGCTGCCATCACCGCCGAGTTGCGTTCGTTCCTGCTGCGTGATGGTTATCCGCAGGGAGAACTGAAGGTGTCGCGTATCAGTGAAGCGATTTCCGGTGCGAACGGGGAATACAGCCATCAGTTGCTTGCACCGGCAGACAATATCTCCATTGCAAAAAATGAACTGGCGGTACTGGGGACGATTTCATGGACGTGACAAACGATGATTACATCCGTCTGTTGTCGGCACTGTTGCCCCCCGGTCCGGCGTGGTCAGCCAGCGATCCGGCGATTGCCGGTGCGGCACCGTCATTAACCCGCGTTCATCAGCGTGCGGATGCCCTGATGCGGGAGCTGGATCCGCGCACCACCACTGAACTGATAAACCGCTGGGAGCGTCTGTGCGGCCTGCCGGATGAATGTATTCCTACAGGGACACAGACCCTTCGCCAGCGTCAGCAACGGCTGGATGCGAAGATTAATCTGGCGGGCGGCATTAATGAGGATTTTTACCTTGCACAGCTTGCTGCCCTGGGCAGACCAGACGCCACCATCACGCGATACGATAAAAGCACGTTCACCTGCTCATCTGCCTGTACTGACGCGGTGAATGCGCCGGAATGGCGGTATTACTGGCAGGTCAACATGCCAGCCGCCACCAACACCACCTGGATGACATGTGGCGATCCCTGTGATTCCGCACTGCGTATCTGGGGCGACACCGTTGTCGAGTGTGTGCTTAACAAACTCTGCCCTTCGCATACCTACGTAATTTTTAAATATCCGGAGTAATCCATGCATCGTATAGACACGAAAACCGCGCAGAAGGATAAGTTCGGCGCGGGTAAGAACGGTTTTACCCGTGGTAACCCCCAGACCGGCACGCCTGCCACCGATCTGGATGATGACTACTTTGACATGTTGCAGGAAGAACTCTGCAGCGTGGTGGAGGCATCCGGTGCCAGCCTGGAGAAGGGGCGGCACGATCAGCTTCTTACCGCGCTTCGTGCGCTGCTGTTAAGCCGCAAGAATCCGTTTGGCGATATCAAATCGGATGGCACTGTGCAAACGGCTCTCGAAAACCTGGGAATGACAGACATTCTGAATGATAAACAGGATAAAAATGATAATCTGACATCATTGTCGAGCTTAACAGGAATACCGGATGGGCTGGCATTTTTTACAGGTGCTGGAACAATGGATATGACAGCGCTGACTCAAAATGGTAGGGAAATTTTAAGTAAAAAAAACGTATCGGAAACTCTACAATATTTAACACTTGGTGATGGAACAGGAAGGCTTTTGGGGGTTCAGGTATTTGGATCATCTGGGACTTATCACAAATCACCTGGTGTAACGAAAATTATAGTGGAAGCCGTTGGCGGTGGTGGTGCCAGTGGCAATTTATCAGCAACAGCCTCAAATAACTGTGGTGTAAGTGCTGCCGGTTCCAACGGGGCATATGCTAAAGCATTTTTTTATCAGTCTATACCTGAATCCGTGCAAGTAACTATTGGAAGCGGTGGTGTAGCAGGAACAGGACCAGGAGGCTCTGGAGGTGACGGCGGGAATACAAGCTTTGGTGATTTGCTTGTATGCCCGGGAGGAAGGGGATCAACTCAAGTTCAGCAGGTACCTCCATTTTCAGGGGGAAGTGCAACAGAAGCACCAATTCCTACAGGGCAAGGGATTCTGTTCCATTCAGTTTCACGATCAAATTTATGTGGGGCACTTGGACTTGGTGATGATCAGGCGATTGGCGTTGAAAGTATAACCACTACTATGCTTGGGACATACGGTATTGGCGGGGCAGGGAAATACAATAAGGCGTCATCAGGCCCAGCGACAGGAAATAATGGAAATCAGGGATATATTCTTGTGTGGGAGTATCAGTAATGAGCGATATTTATGCAGTCGTACAAAATGGTGTCGTTACAAATCTTGTTGTATGGGATGGTAAGTCAGAGTTTAAGCCAGAAAAAGCGGATATAGTTAAATGTGTTGGAGATGTTGGTATTGGCTGGTCATATGACGGTAAAAAATTCATCAAGCCTGAAGATAAAACCGCGCAATAGCGCGGTTTTATTTATTTTACTGCTAAAATTCGTTTTCTTAGCATCAGCTCTAAAGGCTCCTCAACTAATTTATAAAGTATGATTGAGACTATGGTTATTATAACAAGGAGCGCTATTAAATAGAGTGGTCCGGGGTTATGTCCAAAGATTTTAAAGCAAAATAATATAATGGGTTGATGAATTAAATAAAAAATAAATGATGATTTCCCTAATAGCTCTAGGGTTTTTGAACTGAGGATAGTATGAATGACTCCATTTCTTAGATAGATGCATGAAGTAAAGAATATTACCATGGGGAGTAAATAATATAACGAATAACGTAGACTATTATTTATGTTGTTGCTATAATATATAGCTATTAGCAGAGGTAATAGTGAAATTAAAAACAAAAGGCTGTCGACTGTCTGCTGTCGGCTGTTTTTCCAGCAAGCGTAAATAATCATGCCGCAAATAAATTCTACCAAGCGGCTTACTGGGAATATATAATATAACCAGTGATTAAGTTCTTCTGTTTGTATAATTTTTAAAAAATATATAGTTAATAGTAGAGTTATAATTGATATTGCAGTGATTACTTTCTTTGTAATTGATGTATAAATCAACGGAATAAACATTAAATAAAAAAACAGCTCATCAGACAAAGACCATGATACACCATTTAATGAGAAGTAGTAATCCTCCTTTGGTATCCAACTTTGCATTAATAAAATATTTGTTAAGGTTTTTGAAAAATCAAAGTTCTTTAAGTGAATGGTTAGTAAAATAAATGGCATGGCTAATAATAGATGCATTGGAACAATTCTTGCCAATCTTAAAAGAATAAACTGTCTTTTACTTGTTACTTCATTTTTTAGCTTGTCTTCATATGAATATGAAAGAATGAAGCCAGATAAAATAAAGAAAAAGGAAACGCCAATAAATCCCTGGGAAAACATTTCTTTTACAAAAACACCAAAATAGTCTGTATTTAAATGGCATAAATAAACCATTAATGCAGCTATAAATCTGAGTCCTGTTAAGTGGCGAAGCATCAATAACCTCTTGTTATGAAGATAAAGCAATTCAAAAGAGGCATTTTATGACTGTAGGGGATTGGTGTCTATATGAATGAGTAATCTGGTTTTTAAAATCTTCTTTAATTACAAAATAAACCTTTCTTAGGCTATAGATTTGTGGCTGTAACACTGTGTGTCCACGACATTGAGACATCCTTCCGCTTTGCTATAGATGTGGAATTCAGGATCAAGCGATATCGGACTCATCCTCAGCACCACCCGGTTAATCTGGATAACGGGAGAAGGGAAGCGCTGCCAGAAGATGATGATGGTTACAGTTCTGCACTGGCTATTCTGCACTGGCTATATTCGTGGTGATCACTTACATAATTAATGACGCCAGGAATACGGAGTTTGATGATTGCCTGGTGATGTGAGAAAAAACTCATACACACAAAGCTTTGCACTGGATTGCAAGGCTTTGTGCTATTCGATAGCACGAGTTTGAATGAAAATCAGCCGTTATCGATTTTACGTATTTTTGTATGAGAGGATTTTTACCTCCTCCCACCGATCCTCCATAACTTTACGACACTGTCTCTAGGACTGCTATGTGCCAAGAGCGGAATTTTCTAATATTATGCTGCATTCGTTTAAGGGGAGCAGATCAGCTAACGACTCCTACGTCCTGGGGAAAGGTCACATATGCTAAACAGCAGCTCAGCAAAGAGAAGAGCGAATTTGGTAACGGGAAACCGTTATGATATGAATAAGGCTCCCAATGGGAGCCTTATTTTTTGATAGGGATGATGAATATTATCCGAGGCTTACTGGCTTTACACCTTTCTTCGGCCCGACCATATCCATGTCTTTTTCCTTCTGACCAACTTTGGCAAGTTTGTTGCCGTCGATGGAAGCCCAGAAGTCGAGAGAGCGTCTTGCACTAGCCATAGCTTTATCAGAAGTGATTTTTTTATGTTGTTTGATCATGGTTAACCTCTTTGGCTATAGACTTTACGGATAATTTTATAACAAATGCGTTCATTAAACAAACAGCCCATCGACTGCTGATTGAGATTGTCATTCTTCAACTGGGTCAATGCCATTCACTTTCCGTCGTATGGTGTCGAGGATGTCGTGCACATCTGCAGACATCTTACTGTGGTCATGCCATACTTGGGCAAATCCGTAGCTCCTGTAACGCGGTTGTGCATCTTCAGTAGGATCTTGAATATAAACGTCGTCAAGCTCCGCGATCTGGCAGAAGGTAGTCGCGTAAATAAGTGCGATGATCAACACATTGCCTGTTAGGTCGGTATCCTCATCTGAAATGAAGTTTTCTAACATGCAAATTGAGAATTGCTCACGGCGCCAGTCGTATTTACAAATGATAACCGCATGAAGCTGTTCGGGCTCATCACGGTCGATCAGCTTTAACGTTATATCCAGTATTCCATCTACAGCGTCACCGCGATAGGTCTGCATCGCCCATCGCCAGTCCAAGTGGCTTTGTAAACTTGCATCTTCAAGCTGGCGTCTCTCTTCATCGCTCAAAACGCCTACAGAGATATTAGTCCATCCAAGTGATTCAATAGCTTTTTGTGTTGTTGCTAGACATTGATCATGTATTTGCTGAGTAGATAGGAAGCTCACTTCATGTCATCCTTTATCTTTTGTCCCACAGCAATTATATCGTTCAAGTGTGAAAGTAGGCGAGTTATTCTGACCTACGCCTCTCGCTATACGTGGTTTTAGAGGGCTGACATGACTGTTCCCAGCTGATTGCCACACGGCATTGTTCGCAAGATTTATGTCGACTCAATTATGAACGTCTGCTGATCGCTCATAACAGGCATTCACTACATTTATCTTCATTGGCTATGCAAGTCGTAATACAAGTTGGGACAAAACTGAGACACATAAGGCCTCACAATGGCTTGCAAGGCTTTACATGTTTTGATGTGATGGGACGTGTGAGCGCAGTGTTGATGGGGTAATGCTTTGAATTAGAAACGGATTCTTATAATTCGTAATGCGAAGGTCGTAGGTTCGACTCCTATTATCGGCACCATTAAAATCAAAGAGTTACCCCATATTTAAATACACCACGTTTCCTCCTGTGCCGTATTTGTGCCATTGTAACCTTGGCAATTCATCAAAATACTGTTCTGACATCAGGCAGTGCAGGTGCAGACATTTAAGCCAATTGCTGCCGCCATTCTTTGACGTAGTCAATCAGGGCGCGGAGCTTTGGTGCAATATTGCGACGCTGTGGGAAATACAGATAGAAGCCCGGAAATTGTGGAAGAAAGTCATCAAGCAGCGATACAAGCTTACCGCTTTCAATATATGGCCTGAAAGTTTCCTGAGTGGCAATTGTTATTCCTCCGCCGGCAAGAGCCAGCCTCAACATCAGACGCAGATCATTAGTCGTAATCTGCGGTTCAATCGCAAGGTCGAAAGTTCTCCCGTTTTCTTCAAATGGCCAGCGATAAGGCGCACCCTCCGGGGACTGACGCCAGCCGATACACTTATGGGTATTTCCCCCGGAGGCGAGAAAGCGCTCTCCACGCCCGGCCGCAAGGATCAGGACGACGGGGGCAGGCAT